CCTCCGATTCTTATTGCGTTCTTGTAAATATCGAAACAATCTCTCGTCCATTTATCTCCCCTGTGGGCGGTTAATTTGCGCTTTGACCTGCGCGGCACGAATGTTTGCGTCGACCCCAATCCGATCTCGCTCAAGCTGGAGTTTCTGTTGAGCAATTTGTGCGTCAGTCTGGTCTTTCTGGGCCTTGCGCTGCACGTCTTGCTGTTTGATCTGCAACTCAGCCTGCTGCATCTGGATGAGAGGATCTTGTGCCACTTGCTGCGCCTGTTGTTGAGCCTGCTGACCTTGGTGAATCTGGAGTAGCTGCTGGCTGGCCTGTGCGACCATCCGTGACAACTGAACCTCAACTTCTGGGGGCATCTCGGCATCTGGCGCTGGCATATGCACGCCCATCCGGTCCTCGATCTGCTTGCGATACGCAAACCCAAGGTGTTCAGCAATGTGTGCTTGCATAGATGCCATCAACATCTGAGCCTGAGGGTTCTGGCCCATCTGCTTCATGATCATCGGATCTTGCATAAACGAATTGTGCGTTGCGATATGCGCGTCGTGGTCCTGATAGATAAACGCCTTCACGGGTTTACCCTTGAGCACGGACATATTCTCACTTATCGGATCACGAGGCTTCTCGTCGTCCTCGACCGGAACCAAGTCCTCGCCATTCTTAATACCAAGAATCTCGATCATCTGCCGGTGCAGGTTTGGCAGGTTGTAGATCTGAGGTGCGGTGCTCGCTAACTGAATAACAGCTTGGTACTGCATGATGCGTTGTGCCATCGTGCTGCTGTTGGGGTCGGACACGGGGATGATGTCCACCATGTCATAGTCAGCTTGCTTGACCTTGCGATCAGATGTGAAGTCTGGCGTGTAGCTATACTCTGGGGGCGTATAGTCTCGGATGATGTTCTTGAGGAGCTTGAACTCCTCCTTCATCGAGAAGTGCACCCGTGCCTGCACGGCAGACATCGTTTTGAGAGTGCGCTCTAATAGAGCGAGCGTGGTCCCGACAGGCGCATTTGCGCTCATGTCAGATATGTTCATATCTGATATCGCACCAAGCCTGCGACCTTCCTCCGTGATCTTATCCAACAAACCAGACAAAACTTGGCTAGGCTCTTTGTACGGCAGCGGCATTACGTTGTCTTTCAACGCTCCGCTAGGGATGTCCACGTCCCTAAACTCTCCGGGGGAGATGGGCGTGTCGTCGCCTTTAATCCGCAGTCCGCGTGTCTTTAATCCACCGGGAAGGTTAGAGAGAGTACCAGCGTCGACAAGCTGACGAATAAGAGAAGTACCGGCACGAGCATAGCCACCAATAATATGAATAAGGCCCATGCCATACACTCCGAATCCCGGAATGTAGTTGTACTGCACGAAGTGCTGTCGCTTGAGTCGTTTTTCATCGTCTGGGTTCCAGTTGCGACGAATTGCTAAAATCTTTTGGGTGCCGCGCTCATATGTGATGATGTACGGCAGGGCGATCTCGTCAGGGTCCTCGTATCCCGGCAGGTCGTAGTCAATGTGGACCTCGCACGTCTGATACCGGTCATCGTCAGTAATAGAGTAGCCTTGCTCGTCGGCTTTCTTTTTCTCGATGTCGGTTGCGATGCTGACAGGCTCACCAAGCTCAACATCACGGTAAAAACCCGCCACTTGAAGCTTGCGGATCTCGTTTTTGGTCTTACGCATCATGTGCGTAACACGCTCAGCCGTCTGCAAGTTTGACGCCCCGTACGGCATAATCAGGTCTTCAGCCGAGACGTATAGCGATACTTGGCGATCTAGGGACGGGTCGAAATAGACCTTCTTGAACGCAGCACCGGCAAGTCCGAGGCTAAACAGCATGCGCTCATGCTCTGAGCGATATTCCGTCATTTTCTCGGTAAGCTGATAGTTCATGTCGTCTCTGACACGATCCGCCGCTTCTTCCTTAATCTCGTCAATCTCGCCAATAATCTGGGTTTTTACCGGCCCTTGAGCCGGAAAAGTCTCCATAATCGTCTCGGCTTGGAATCTAATAGCCGCTTCGGTCAGCACAGTGGAAAACACGCCACATGCGCCATCCCACGGCTCGGTGCGCTGCTCATACTTGAGCCCAAGCACTTCTAGGCCGCGCACGTAGGTGTCTGCCCAGTCTTTGCGACTATTAATGTCTGCCGTTACTAGCTCATCAATGTCATCTGCGATGCCAGAAAGCTCGCTTTCCGACATAGATTCGGCCAAATTTGCGTCAAAATCCTCGTTTTCGGTGTCAATTTCGCTTTCACTTAGCAAAATTTCAATATCTGGGTCGGTTTCGTCCATCAAATCGGGCAATTCCACCTCAAAATCGACCGGATTTAGCAAATCCTCCTCGACTGGGGGCATTTCTGCCTCAAAATCACCCATATCTTCAATATTTACAGCCATTTTTAGCCTTTAATAGTACGCTAAGCGGCGGCGAGACTTGAAATACTCTTCAGCATCTTTCTCGTCGCTCGGCAATTTAATAAACCCACCTTGACGGAACCGCATCAGGGCTTGCGTGCAGGAGTCTACCAAGTCATCGTTCTCTCCGGCAGGGAAAGATGCGAATTCCTCAATAACTTCATCAGCCCACCGGGTCTGCGGTGCCCATACTACGCCACTGGCAAATAAATCTGCTACCGAGTTCACCCTCGAAATTTTATCATTACCTCTTGACGGAGTATACTCTGAAAGCATTACACCCATGCTACGCAACTCTTGAATCAGCGGAGTACCCGATGCTTTTGCCTCGATGATGCAGGTATCTGGCGTGTACTCTTTATATAGCTCAAGCGCCTTCTTTTTCAGGTCAGGGAAGTCCATCCTCGCCTTGAACGAATCCAACAGGATCAGGTTGGGCATCTTGTCGCCGTGCTCATTCTCTTTATTGAACACGCCCCACGTAGTGCAGGCAGAGTAGTCGGCCCGCTCCTTGGCTGAGAATGCGCAGTCCCACGACTGTATAATATAGTCAACCTCCGGTGGGTCTTCTTTTTCCCACTCCCGCCACCATTCCCTCTTAATAATAGAGCCCCCGGCACCGGAGGGCTGCTGCATGTACTGCGCGTCCCACTTGTGAACCGGCAACTCGTCTTTAAGGGCCTGAAGTTCTTTTAGAGACCAGAACTGAGGCCATAAGGGTTTACCCGAGGGCATGATGGCGGGTAGCTCGATCACCTCCCACTCCTCACCGCCACGGGTGAGGGAGCTTTTTATGACCTGCGCCGTGAGATCTCGCTTAGACCAGCGCGTCATCACTATAATAATAGAGCCCCCCGGTTGCAGACGCTGGCGCGGCCCAGACGTGTACCACTCGTACACCCTGTCGTAGACCTCACGGTTGGTCTCCCCTAGAGCAGCTTCTTGCTCAGAGTGGGGGTCATCAATAATAAGCAGGTCGGCACCTTTACCGGTAACCGCACCCCCCACACCGATAGCAAAGTAGTCGCCTCCCTTGTTGGTGCTCCAGCGTCCAGCAGCCTTGGAATCTGCCTGAAGGGAGACCTCTGGGAAGATTGTCTTGTAGGAGTCGGAGTCAACAAGGTTTCGCACCTTTCGGCCAAAGCCGGTTGCCAACTCCGATGTGTGAGAAGTCTGGATTACTTTTTTCTCTGGAAAGCGACCAAGGAACCATGCGGGTAATAGAAAAGATGCAAACTCAGATTTGGTGTGCCGTGGCGGCATGTTGATGATGACCCTCTTGATTTCGCCATCGGTTACTTTCTCAAAGGCATCAGCCATGATTCTGTGATGTTTGCCGTGGATAAACCCCGGCCACATCTCTTCCACAAACAATAAAAAATCTGATTTACATCCTTCGACTTTACGTCGACGGTTTAATTCCTGCAACAGGGAAGATGCCTTCTCCCGAACCTCCGGCGGCATGGCAGCGAGTGCTGCTTGCACGGTTACCGGGTCAAGGTTCATCAAAGGCGTCCTCCTCTTCCGGCTCACTAATTACAGCATCTTCAATCTCTTCAATCGGCTCCACTTCCTTCACATACTTACTGAAATAAGCCTCAAGCTCTTTTTCAAGATCTCGGGTCGTTTTATCTTTAATAGTGATCTCGGTGCGGTCGGCAAATAGCCCGACATCGGCAACTTTACCCAATAACTCCAACGCTTTAATCCGAATCTTCACATCCGGATCATCCGTCAGTTCTAGCAGGCGGTTGGTTGCGTAATACCGGATCTGGGCAGGGTCGTCCACTATCCGCTTGTCATAAGCAGTTAGCAGGGTGTTGATCTGGTTCAGTGGCTTACTCGACACGTGGGTGGGCATGGCTCGGGGGACTTGGGGCGGTGCTGTAAATCCCGGCTCGAACAGATCTTCCTTTGCATCGCTGCAAGCCGCTTGAGCGTTCGCAAAAATTGTACTGAAATCAGACAATGTAAAGGACCGGTTTGGGCTAAAAATATATACCCCCCTAGGGTGTATTGAGAAAAACGGAGGGGGGGCCTTTCTTATATTAGAGGGGGTGGGTGGGCAGTGTCAAGAAAAAGAGAATTGGATGTGCAAATTAGTATAGTAGCTGAGTCGCGCTCGCGGGGGACTTATCCGGGCCTCCCCCGGTATAGTGGGGTAGCGCCCAGAGCTATTGACAATGTACAGCGACAAGCGTAGTATTCGGGTTGTCGGCACTCAGCGACGCAACACAAAACCCTTTGGAGTTTGAAGATGAAATCAGCACTGTTCACCCTGCCCGTGATTCAAGAAGCCAAAAATGGCATGGTCAAGTACGCACAAGAGCAAATCAGGAATGGTAAGCGGGATTTGAAATTTATCAATTCCGCCAAGACCAAAAAGAACCTGACGATGTTCGGCGTGTTGGCTATGAACGTAGACGGCAAATTCAGCGCTTACGTTGGGTTCAAGCAGACGTACGGGGATTGGGAAAACGGCGTGTACACGCCGGGATACACCACCCCACGACTCAACGCTACGATCCGCATCCGTGAACTGGAATCGTTCAAGGATGATAGGTTGGTTCGGATTCTTGAAGCGCTTGACGACATGGGACTTGAAGTAGAGACCAAAGATTATGCGAGGAACGAAACGCCTAATCGAGAGTTTACCTTCGAGACCGATGACTACCATCTGACGATTGACGCATACGTCCAATCGGACAGCCCATTCTGCAAACGAGTGAAGGTGGGCGAAACGAGTCGCACCATCGTCGATGAAGAGTGGAAACTGGAATGTAACGAGTAACGTGCTAGGGCTTCGGCCCTTTGGCCCCGGACTTCGGTCCGGGGTTTT